TGTCGACAACCAGTTCGGGGACATCATGAATGTCTTTATATTCGCCATACACAGCATCGCCATGCAGTACGGCAATAATTTTATCATCGGCATCATTATCATCATAAACTTTAGAAAGTAGTTTCTCTTTAATTTCCGCTTTCATTTCTAATAGTTCGTCGGTTTCGTCAGCACTTGGACAGTTAATTTCAACTGGTGCATCAAAAAGCAAAGAAGCAAAGTTATCCACAATGACTGCACAATAGTTATCAGTGGATTGACTAGCGCCCGGTGCTTCATCGTGATCCCAGTGGTCTCCCCTATAAAATTGCTGTAAAGTTTTATATCCGACGAATTGGTATCCGCTAGATCCACGAGTAGCCGCTACTCCACCTATCCTAAAAGTAAGGTCATTGTCTGTATCCCTTTTTTGTTCTAGATATTCAGTTCGGAGCTCCTCTTCAAATCTAGCTAGTTCTTTTGGGCCCATGTTTTGTTTGTATTCCAACATGTTGTTATATTTGTCTTTCAATTATATTAAATGTTTTTGTCTTAATTTTTTTATCGCTGATTGGCTTCAAAATTTGATCTGGTCTAGTAGCCAACATATTAAGGTCAAAAACTTTTACTTGATGTCCGGATAACTTCTTTTCTAAAAACCATATTGCCATGCCAAAAGCCATAACCTCATCCTGCTTCAATTTAATATCATCGATACGATAGCTTCCAAGTTGTTCTTCTAAATCTTCAATTAAGAATGATCTTATTTTACCATATTTGGCCTTTTCAATAACCTTGTTATTTTCATCATATTCTATTTCTCTACCAAATGATAATGCTCTGGACGTTAAAAATAGCAATTCATCTTTGTGAGATTTTCCTCCAGAACAATCAAATACATGCATTACTCCTAACTCTCTAAGCATTTTCTTGATCATGATACCACCCATAGAGTTAGAATCATGGACTATCTTAGCGTCATTAAATAATTCCTGCAATATCTTCAATCGAGCCAAGGTGGCATATGGATCGCCACCCTTAATTGATTCTTTATAAACAATATTATAATAAACTAATCCTGATGTTTTTCCTTCTCCTCTGTCGCGCAATTCACTATAATCTATAACATAAAATACTGTTGGATCACCTGTATCAGAGAAACCCCAATCAGCACCAATAATGTAGCTCCTACCTGGGATGCCCATCTCCATAATAAACACTCTGCCACCATCTCTTTGGATTCGATTATCCAAGGAACGATCCCATATATTATCTATCCAGGCATTGTCATATAATTTAGATCCGGAAGTAATAAAATCTCCAAATGCTTCCTGACGATATTTATTAGGATCTGTCTCCTTAATGGCTTTTAACACGGCTTCTTTCTCTTTCTCACCAATAAATGGGTTATCACTCAGTCTGCCAGTTAGTGTAAAAAATCCATTTTGCAATTTTAATCCATCCTTTGTGATTCTTTGATAATATGCATGTGACTGTTTATCAACTTCTGGAGTCCCAATAATATCCAGTGGTCCTCCTGAGTCAATAAGGCGCGATTGAATCTTAGCTGGTAATTCATCTTTTAAGTGGAGAGATTGTGGCGCATCATCATAAGATATGAAAAAAAATTGCGTTCCGGCTAATGATGATGCTTGATCTTCTCCGGTTGGAGCTCCACTAATACTTGAACTGTTGGAAAATGTTATTTCCCGATTAACTTTGGTATGAGCAACAAGAAAAGATTTTATTTTGCATTCATTTCTTACCTTCTGGCCATTCCATTTATAAATGAACTTATTGTTAAAAATATCAACAATGTATCTATATAATGCATCTACCTGTTTAGAATGGGGAGAAATATTTAGCGTTCCATACCTTAAATCTTCTAGCTGATCCGGGCTTCCAGTAGCACCAATCTTATAAAAATTATACCAGATATGCTTTACTGCCGTAACAAAAGTTTTACCAAATCTATTAGATGGACATAATATATTTTTTTGAAACGGGAAGTCTAATAATAATTCTAATGGTGGTAATTCTATGTGTGCATTAACGGCCAACTCATGACCTCTACTGATATGTGT